GTTTTACATTTCAAGAATTTTCACAAAGATATGCAGATGCAAATCTACTAGCGTCTGATATTCCTGTTCCCGAATTGCGTCGTCAAGATAATAAGAATCGTCAAAATTCTACTGATGATCTTGATGGTTATTTAAAATTTACTTTAGAAGCAAAAATTCAAGAACATTTTTTTACGGCAAACAATTTATACAAAAGTTTGCTTGAACATGGTGTAGCAAAAGAGTGTGCTCGTTTTGTTCTTCCTCTTGCCACCAAAACAAGAATTTATATGACAGGCAGTTGTCGTTCTTGGATTCACTATATTAATCTACGTTCGTCAAATGGAACTCAGAAAGAACATATGTTGATTGCAGAAGAATGTAAAGAGGTTTTCAAACAACAATTTCCCACGGTATCAGAAGCACTAGGATGGTAATCAAATGAATAACAAAGAAGTATTAGGCATTGCAAAAGAATGTGGATTAGTTTATAATAACAATCATGATATTCTTGATTTTTATCAGAAGATTCGTTCACTTGTAAAAAAAGAATTTATTGATAAAGTTGTTGACGAACTCGTTGAAACAAAATGAACATTTTTTACCTAAATTACAATCCTGTTATTTGTGCCCAGGAACATGTAGACAAACATGTTGTTAAAATGATTGTTGAATACGCACAACTTCTTTCAACTGCTCATCGGGTCATTGATGGTTTTCCTTATTACGATACTTCCAATAGTGGTAAAAGACAAGTCAAACGATTCAAACTTGATCAACCAAGGGAATCTATTCTCTACAAAGCTTGTCATATTAATCATCCTTCTGGTGTGTGGACCAGGAGTTCTCAATCACATTATATGTGGTTATATGAATTGTTTGAACAGTGTTGTATTGAATACACCAGGAGATATGGTAAATTTCATTCTACTGAATCCTTAAAAGCATATCTAAGAACTCCCCCCAAAAATCTTCCTAATATGGGGTGGACAGATCCACCCCCAGCAATGCCAGATAAATATAAGATACCTGGAGATTCAATCCAGTCATATAAAAATTATTATATTGGAGACAAAATTTCATTTGCAAAATGGAAGTCTCCTGCAAAAGTTCCCGAGTGGTTTAAGTATGCCGACGTATAACTTCAAGAATAAAGAAACTGGAGAGATCATAGAAAAGCGGATGTATATGGCTGATAGGGAGAAATTTCTTGAAGAAAATCCAGAGTTCGAACAAGTTCATCTATCAGGATTGAACGCAGTGTCTGGAGTTTCAATTAAAAATAAAGTTCCAGACGGATTCCGTGATGTTCTAAAAAACATCAAGAGCAATCATTACAAATCTACCATTGATATTTGATCATGCCAGTTAAGACTAGAAAGCAGAAAGACATTAACAACATGAGTGCAAAACAGATGAGAAGGAAAAAACCTTTGAATCTGGAACACATGATTGATGTGGTTCCAATTACACCAGCACAAGAAACTGTATTTGAAAATTATTCGAATGAAAAAAATCTTTTTCTATATGGTGCAGCTGGTACAGGAAAAACATTCATTTCTCTTTATCTAGCTCTGCGAGATGTACTAGACGAAAATACTCCATACGAAAAAGTTTATATCGTTAGATCTCTTGTTGCTACTAGAGAAATTGGTTTCCTTCCTGGTGACCATGAAGATAAATCATCTCTCTACCAGATTCCTTATAAGAATATGGTAAAGTATATGTTCAGTATGCCAGATGACGCATCATTTGAAATGCTCTATGGTAATTTAAAATCACAAGAAACTATTTCTTTCTGGTCCACATCTTTCATTCGTGGTACTACACTGGACAAAGCTATTGTCATTGTAGATGAATGTCAAAATCTTAACTTTCATGAACTTGATTCTATTGTCACTCGTGTTGGGGAAGATTGTAAAATTATTTTCTCTGGTGATGTTCAACAAACAGATTTGATTCGTACCAACGAAAAGAATGGTATTCTAGACTTCATGAAAATTATTCGAGACATGGAAGAATTTTCTTGTGTTGAATTTGGTATTGATGACATTGTGCGTTCTGGATTCATCCGTAGTTATCTAATTAGTAAAATTAATCTGGGTTTTTGATGTTTACATTTGTTGATCTTCCTGTAGAATTAGTAGAACTAAATTCCATAGATAAAAATGGTACGAGGTTTTATTCAGTCCCCAATGGATTAGAATATCCTTCGGTCACTTCTGTTCTGTCCTACAAAGATAGACACAAAATGGATGAGTGGAAATCAAGAGTAGGGACAGAAGAAGCAGAAAGAATATCTAAACAAGCTACTTCAGATGGAACTCTTGTACATTCTATGTGTGAAGATTACCTAAATAATAGCTTCGACTACTCTAAGTACGCGAACAACATTATGCCGTCTTTGTTGTTCAATAACATAAAGAAAGAACTTGACAACATTTCTGACATACATTTGTTGGAAGGATCTCTGTATAGTGATATATTAAAGGTCGCTGGTAGAGTAGACTGCATTGCAAAATACAAAGGAGAGCTGTCTGTTATTGACTTCAAGACATCTCGTTTTAAAAAAAGAAAAGAATGGATTCAGAACTATTTCATTCAGGAATCCGTTTATGCAATGATGTTCTACGAGAGAACAAATATTAAAGTACAGAAATTAGTGACCATCATCACATGTAAAGATGGTTCATTGCAAACTTTCGTAATCTATGATATAATAAGGTATGCTAAAATGTTTAACGATTACTTAAAGGAGTGGAATGCAAAAGAACAGGAACATCGAGGACTTATTAAATTCTAAATTTCTAAATACATCTAAGTTCTCGATGGATATTGAGAATCTTGTGAGGGATAGTAGTGGGTCTTTAAATTACATCGACGCAATAGTTACCTATTGTGAAGAGAATGATATTGAAATTGAATCAATAACAAAACTACTATCAAAACCATTAAAAGAAAAATTAAAAGCGGACGCACAAAGAATGAACTTTATTAAAAAAAGTTCAAATGCAAAACTTCCTATTTGAGAATAGTGAATGGATGGATACGAAACCTACAAATTGTATCTGTCTCTGAAAAGACATTTCACAAATGAAAAGTATGATTACTTTAAATACTGTGGAAAATGCAGAGCAAGTGTAGAATCTTTTGAAAAAAGAAAAGACAAATATTTTTTCAAAAAGTTATCACACAAATATGATTCAGATACAATCCTAGAATATTTTGTTGCACAATTTGTTAAAGATCAAAATTTATGGATTGGAAATATCTTCAGTAAAGAATGTGAAACTAACTTCATCGAATGGAAAAAAAAGATACAAAGTTTGTCTTATATAATTTCTCAAGAGTTAGATTTTATATTCAAAAACAATGAGTTTAGAGATGTTTTTGACTGTCCTGGTGGCAGACATCCAATATTATTAAAACACTATCTTTCCAGTAGAATTTCTCTTGAAACTATGATAGTTTTGGATGAAATTTTTTCATATACCAAAAAGTTTAATGATAAAATTATAGACCCTGTAGTATGGCCTAAAGTTTATTCATTGATGAAAAAGTACGCCCCGTTTTTAAAGTTTGACAAAACAAAGTATAAACAAATTGTACTGGAGAAAATAACCACATGTCATTCTTTGATTCAGAGCTAGTAAAAAAAGAGTTGGATGATATTCGGATAATACATCAAACATTAGTAGAGTATGCAATTAACTATGAAAATCTTGATAAAGATGCAAGATTAATTTTATTGGATGAGATTGCAGAATTAATTGAAAAACAAAAAATTTTTTATACTAGATTATCTTTGAGTGATGATGAAAGAGCTGTAAGGTTGAAAGAAGAAATCGAAATTAAAATGAGATTTTATAGTCCTGCATTAAATCATTTGGATGTAATGTCTTCTCTGAATTCATTACTAATCAGATTACAAAACTTAAAACTAAAAGAAAAGAAACGCTAATTAATCAGCGTCTTGACAGGCAAACCCAGAACCTATATAATAATGGGGTATGGGTTTGCCTGCCCCCAATCAAACTAATACAAAAATACAACTAATACGGAGAATACAAATGTCTTTTGCTGCTCTTAAAAATTCTTCCAGTTCGATGCTTGACCGTCTGAACAAGGAACTGGACAAAATGAATTCCAACGAAGGATCTGGTGATGATCGTCTTTGGAAACCACAAGTAGATAAAAGTGGTAATGGTTATGCAGTAATTCGATTCCTTCCTAATAAGAATCTGGAAACGAATCCTTATGTTCAAATCTGGTCTCATGCTTTTCAAGGTCCTGGTGGTTGGTACATTGAAAACTCTCTGACCACAATGAATCAAAAAGATCCTGTTGGGGAAATGAATCGTCAACTGTGGAACAGTGGTCTTGATTCTGATAAAGAGATTGCTCGTAAACAGAAACGCAAACTCTCCTACTATTCCAACATTTATGTGGTTAGTGATCCTGCTAATCCTGATAATGAAGGTAAAGTTTTTCTTTACAAGTATGGGAAAAAAATCTGGGATAAAATTGTTGAAGCAATGCAACCTGCCTTTGCAGATGAGACTGCAATCAATCCTTTCGATCCTTACACTGGTGCAGATTTCAAACTGAAGATTCGTAAGGTTGATGGTTATTGGAATTATGATAAGTCTGAGTTTGCAAGTCCTTCTGCTCTTCTCACAGGTGAGGATAAGAAACTAGATGCAGTTGCTAATAATCTGTTCGAACTCACTGAACTAGTTGATACCAATAACTTCAAGAGTTATGATGAACTCAAGAATCGTTTGAATATTGTTCTTGGTACTAGCACTCAAAAGGTAACTGCTCGTAAACCAGATGCAGAAACCTTTGAAGATGAAGAAGAGTTTACTTACAATCAACCAGTTGTTTCCGAATCTTCTACTCAAGAAGATGAAGATGTGGATGATGCACTGAGTTACTTTGCACGTCTTGCACAAGAAGATTGAACATAACGAAGGGGGTCTTAAGACCCCCTTTTTTTATACGTTGGGAAGTTTTCTTCCTTTTTTATCAATACCGTAAGATGTATCATAAGCAATTCTCTGTTCAAATTCATCAATAAATTTAGAGAGATATCTTCTCTTCAAATATGTTATCTCTCTTTTCTCATCATTTAATTCTAATTCATAGTCTGCATAAGAAACTTCTTTTAGAATACCATTTGCATTAGTTAGAGTTTCTACTTCATCTGTAGTTGGATTATAGTAACGAAGTTTGTATGATGATGGTGTAACAATTAATCCATCTTCCTGAATTAGTTCTCCGTTGTCATTGTATAATTTAATAGTTTCGTAATGCTTTACTGCATAAGGATTTTCATATTTATCAAAAAGAGTTTCCTGTAGAGTATTATTTGATACAGGCCATTCTTTATTAATATTTGTTATGTTATTAACAATAAGAATGATCCAAAAATATGTTGGATTATTATAAAGTTTATCTGCTACAAGGTCTGGTGATTCTCCATCTTGTATTGTATACTTTGTAAAAAATAATGGTGCAGTGGAAACATCTTCACGTAGTCTAACTTTTCTGAAAAAGTTTTTTGCTAGTACTAATTTTGTTTTATCCAGTAAATCAGGATATAAAATATTTGGAACAGACTTGAAGTATGACATCTTTAGTAATTCTCGTCTCTGATTTGATCTGCTGTAATGATTTCTAGTTCTTCAAACTCCAATGAAAGAGAATAAGCAACAGGAGCTGGTTGACCAGCATCATAGTGAGTTGCCCAAGTTCCATCTGGCATTGGATTAAACTGAACACCTTTAAGTGCCGATGGTTTAATTTTTGGTAGATAAGACATT